AACATGGACTTCACGGAGATTGCCGAGGAAGCGTGGGAGCGTGCCGGTCGTGAATTGAGAACTGGTTATGATTTAAGAACCGCTCGGCGTTCGATGAACCTAATGACAATCGAGTGGGCAAATCGTGGCTTGAACATGTGGACAATCGAGCAGGGGGTCATTGATATAACTTCCGGATTGAATACTTATCCCCTGCCACTGGATACTATTGATTTGCTGGATCATGTGATCCGCACTGGCGCGGGGCAGCAATACAACCAATCGGATCTTACGTGTACCCGGATAAGTGTTTCCGATTACGCTACTATTCCTAACAAGTTATCGCCGGGCCGCCCATTGCAGGTATGGGTTCAAAGGCTAAGCGGCAATACAAATCTGTATGGCGGAACACTATCTACTGCAATCAGCGCTACTGATACTTCCATAACATTAAGCACCACAGATGGTTTGGCAGGGTCTGGATATATTCAGTTAAGCGCTGGCGGTGAGTTTGTGTACTACAACTACATAGACGGTAACACCCTGATGAATTGTTTCCGGGGCCAGAATAACTCAACAGCCGCCGCATACAGTGTGGGGACAGCAATTTACGTACCCCAACTACCAGCTATTACTTTGTGGCCAACCCCAGATAACGCGCAAACCTACCAATTCGTTTACTACCGCATGCGCAGAGTTCAAGACGCGGGTAAAGGTACAACGATTGCCGACATGAATTTTAGGTTTTTACCTTGCCTAGTAGCGGGTCTGGCCTACCATATCGCGATGAAAGTGCCCGAAATGCAGGTCAGGTTGGAGATGTTGAAAGCTGCGTATGACGAGCAGTTCAATTTGGCTGCTGGTGAAGATCGGGAAAAGGCTTCTTTGCGTTTTGTGCCTAGACAACAGTACATCGGTGGGAGCACCACCTAATGGCTAATTTTGCAACAGGCCGTAAAGCTATTGCCGAGTGTGATCGGTGTGGCATGCAGTTCCAATTAAAAAAGTTAAAAACAGAAATTGTCAAGACAAAAAAGTATAATTTGAAGGTATGCCCAGAGTGTTGGGATCCGGATCATCCTCAGTTGTTGTTGGGCATGCAGCCAATCGTTGAGGCAATCGCTTTGAGAGAGCCAAGGATAGATACTACCTATATCACAGCCGGTGTTAACGCAGACGGCAATCCAACAGGTGGGTCAAGGAACATTCAGTGGGGATGGTATCCTGTAGGTGGGTCAAGCAATTTCGACGCAGTATTAACTCAAAACTACTTGGTTTCTACTACGAATGTTGGTACAGTAACGATAACAGTGTCTTAAGGAGATAAACATGGCAAAAATGGAATCAGACAAAGCCGACATGGCTCAAGATAAAACCCTCATCAAAAAAGCGTTTAAGCAACACGATATGCAAGAACACAAGGGCGGTAAGGGCACTAAGCTCAAGCTCAAAAGCGGCGGCTCTATCGGCGCAAAAATGAAATCTATGGGTCGCAATCTGGCTCGCGCTGCAAATCAACGCGGTTCTTCGAGGGGCGGATGATGGCTAAATATAGCAAAAAAATGATGGGCAAAGAAGTCGGCGATGCAGCTGTGTATGCCGAGCCCCACACAATGACAGGTAAAAAAGTCAAAATTGATGAAGTACCCGGCAAACCTTCTGAACTTAGTGGCACTAGCCGCATGCGTATGAGTGTCGGCATGTACAACAACGGCCCAGTAGTACCCACTAAAACCGACGGGATCAAAGTTCGCGGTAACGGAGCGGCAACCAAAGGCTTAATGGCCAGAGGCCCGATGGCTTAATGACTTACACAGAGCTTGTCACCGCTATCCAGCAGATTGCTGAAAACTCGTTTGATTACTCTACTAATCCAGAGATAATTAATAGGTTCATTCAGCAGGCAGAGCAACGCATCTACAACACGGTGCAGATTGCCAATTTGCGTAGAAACGTGACGGGTACTATTTCTCCTACAAACCCGTATTTAATTTGCCCTTCAGATTTTTTGTCGGCGTATTCATTGGCAATTTATGACTCTAATGTCACTCCTATTGAGTACACATACCTACTTAATAAGGATGTAAATTTTATTCGCGAAGCATACGACAGCACAACGGGTAAACCGAAGCACTACGCTATTTTTGGCCCCCAAAGCTCTAACCCGCTGTATTTAGTTTTTATTGTGGGGCCTACACCCGATGCCCAGTACAGCGCTGAACTGCACTATTATTATTACCCACAATCCATTGTTACTGCGGGCACGACATGGCTCGGCCAAGAATTTGATTCTGCGCTACTTAACGGGTCTTTGGTTGAAGCTATTCGTTACATGAAAGGCGAACAAGATACAGTTCAGCTATATCAAGATATGTACATACAATCAATCACGTTGCTTAAAAACTTGGCAGATGGTAAACAACGGGCTGATGCTTATCGCGATGGTCAGGTTAGGGTGCAAGTCCAATGAGTATTGTCCAAACTCAAACTACAAGCTTTAAGGCGGAGCTGTATCAAGGCATCCACGATTTGACTACGGATGTTATAAAGATTGCCCTATATACAGCTTCCGCCAACTTAAACGCCAGCACAACAGTTTATTCCGCTACCAACGAAGTATCAGCATCCGGGTACACAGCGGGTGGACAAACAATGACTGGAATTACAATAAATTCCGCCGATTACACTGCGTATGTGGGGTTCAACAATGTTTCTTGGACTTCAGCGTTGACAGCTCGTTGCGCATTGATATACAATTCCAGCAAGGGTAATCGCGCCATTGCCGTGTTAGATTTTGGCTCAGACAAGTCAAGTTCTACTACATTTACAATAACAATGCCGCAAGCAACGGCAACGACGGCCCTGATTCGCAGTTCAAACTAAGGAAAAAGCATGTTGGTAACGACAACGTATGGTGAGATGGACGATAGCCTCTTGGAGAAAAAAGAGGGCGTTTTTGAAAACGACGACGAAAAAACATCTTGGGTAGAATATTGGAAAGATGGTGAATTGGTTCACCGCTCCGCGCATGTAATTATCAAAAAACCCGCTGTCTTTGCCGACGGTGAAACCGCAATCTTTTAAGGGGAAATATTATGGCCAGCACACAAGCAATGTGTACATCGTTTAAGTCGGAAATGTTGAACGGTATTCACGCCCTTGGTACTACCGTTGTTCGCGCAGGCACTACAGCAGATACATTCAAAGCAGCGTTATATCTTGACACCGCTACTTTGAGCGCAGCTACAACTGCTTATTCCTCAACCAATGAAAACACCGGCACAGGTTACACGGCTGGTGGCGTTACATGTACTTGGATTGCCCCCAGTACTTCGGGTACAACAGCCTTTACTACCTTGAGTGCTTCAATCACTTACACCACCATCACTACCCCTTCTTCTGTTTCAGCGGTGTTGGTCTACAACAGCACGCAGTCAAATAAAGCAGTGGCCGTGTACACCTTTACTGCACAAACTATTACTGCGGGCACATTGGCCCTAACAATGCCAACCAACGACGCTACCACAGGTTTGTTGCGTATTGCCTAACCGCAACGGTCGAAATGCCGTGTCTGAACCAAACCAAAATTTGGAGCCTATAACCCCGGGCTATTGGTTCGTTTATAAAGGGGTTTGTTTAATAGAAACATGTAACCACAAAGGAGGCGTATAACATGGCCGCCGGTGACATGATTTTTCTTTTTAAGCGGGTAGGGCTTAATTATTCCGGTAGTTGGACTGTACCTACCGGGGTTACTGCTATTAAAGTCGAGTGTTTTGGCAGCGGAACATCATACGGCAGCGGCATTGCACCACAAACAAAACTTCCCGGCGGCTCGTATTCGCAAACCACTACACTTTCTGTTACTGCGGGCAGCACCGTATATTTCAACGCCCCCACCACTGGGGGTAGCACTTGGGTTAACAAAACTTCAAACGCGGCCCCAACCACTACAACTGATGGCTGTTTGGCTGTGGGTGGCAGTACCGCCGCCGCATCCCAAGTTGCGGCTAACGTGGGTGATATTAAATATGCTGGCGGAGATGGTATTGTTTCCACAGGCCAAAACTTAAGTGGTCGAGGTGGTCAGGCGGGGCCTTATGGGGCTGGCGCTGCTGCAGGCGCGGCATATTCCGCTACGGGTATAACTGTTAATGATACGTGGTATCCCGGCAATGGTGGTGGAGCTGATGGTGGTGTCTCAGGTGGTTTAGGTAGTATTCCTTATGGTAGAAGCAACGGTGCTTCTGGAGGTAATGGTGGCTATTGGAACGGTAGTTCTTATATTAATGAAACCCAAGATGTAATAGGACAAGCACAATATTTAAATGGATACATACTTAATACACCATTTAATTATGGCCCTTATGGCGGCAGCACAGCCTATGTTAGTGACATAGGTGGCGATTATTTTAGTATTACAACACAAGATTCATTTATTGTCATAACGGTAGTTGCGGCTACACAAAAGAGTATTGTTTTTTCTGGTAGCCAGAGCGGTTCTTTTACTGTCCCCTCTGATTTTGCATCACTTGTTTCAGTGCGGGCTTGGGGCGCTGGTGGCCGAAATACACAAGCTGGGTCTTCATCTCAAGGTGGTGGCGGTGGCGGTGGCGGATATTCAGAAACTGTAGCAGCGTCTATTACGGCTTCGATAACTGCTGGCTCAACAGTTGTTTACTATAACGTCGCCGCTCTTGGCGGGGGGTCAACTGCTAGTAGTTGGATTAATATTGGTACAAGCGGAGCGCCCGGAGCATCTACTTCTGGTGTGTTGGCTTTCAGTGGTGGCAATACTTCTTCAAATACCGGTGGTATAGCTTCCCCTACAGGCACTGCCATAGGTAGTACAAAAACTGCTAGTGGTGCTGGTGGTGCTGGTTTTACTACTACAAGATACAACGGTGGCGGTGGCGGTGGTGCTGCTGGCCCGTCTGGTGCTGGAAATACTGGTGGAGCCGCGTTTAATACTACCGCCCTTAGAGGTGGTGGCGGTGGTGGTGGCTCAAACGGCGGTAGCGTTGGTAGCGCGGGTACAAATACGGCTGGTGGCGCTGGTGGTGGTATTACCGGGGGTACTGGAGGTACTGGGGCTACAGCTTCTGTGGCAGCTACGGCGGGTACAAACGGCGGCGGTTCTGGTGGTGGTTTTCCTACTACATATGCTAGCCCCCCTAGTGGTTCAGTTCTTTCTTTAGATAACGGCGTTTATTTCATAAGCGGTGGTACCGGCGGTAAAGGCGGCGTAGCTGGCACATATGAATCTGGCGGCAACGGCGGCGCTGGTGTTTATAGTAATTATGGATCTCTTGTATACGGCGACGGCCTCGTCGTCTTCACTTATGTACCAGCTATAACAAAAGCCCTTACTGGTGTATCAGCCACAGGTGCGGTAGGAAATATATACGCCGCCGTAGCCCTTACTGGAGTATCAGCCACAGGTGCAGTAGGAAATATATACGCCGCCAAAGCCCTTACTGGGGTATTAGCAACAGGAAACACGGGTACTATTTCCCCAACCGTAGCCCTTACGTTGTCGGGTGTATTTGCAACAGGCAACACCGGTACGTTATCGAAAACAATCATACCTTTTGCGTTTGGCGGAGTACAAGCTACGGGTTCAGTTGGCTCTGTTATAAAGTTAGTTCTAGTAAACAAAGCCCTCACTGGAGTATCAGCCACAGGCGCAGTCGGCACTGTAACTCCAACAGGCGGTATAACAAAAGCGATCACCGGAGTGTCCGCCACAAGCGCGGTTGGTAATTTAGGAATTTCTGTTGGCGCTAATTACGCACTTACTGGGGTTTCTGCTGCGGGTTTAGTTGGCACTTTAGGGGTTTCTTCTACTACCACCGCTGGGCTTTATTCAGTATCTGGGTTTACTGATATAGGCAGCTTAGGAGTTTCTGTTGGGGCTAGTCGGGTTCTTACTGGGGTAGCTGCTACAGGTTTGACTGGGTTTTTAACGCCAACAGGGTCAACTCTTGTACCAATCACCGGCGTATCTGCGGCAGGGGAAGTTGGAAATATTGGTGTTTCTTCTTCTAGTACCCAAGCACTTTCAACAGTATTTGCAGCGGGTGACACCGGAACATTGTATACTGTTTCCTATACTGCAGTAGGATTAATAGGGGTAACTGCGTATGGTGGAGCGGGCAATGTGACGGCGGTTAATTACCAAGATCCGTGGAAAAACATACCAACTACTGGTACTCCGGGGTGGGTAGACATTTCAGAATCTAGTGGTACTTGGCAGGATGTGGTAACAAACAACCCAAACACTTGGACACCAATTAACGTACAGTAACAAGGAAAATCATGTCAACTTCGTACACATCTTTATTAGGTTTAGCGCTCCCCGCCACAGGCGAAAATGATAATACTTGGGGGGATTTAGTAAACAACTCTATCACTTCTTTGGTGGACGCAGCAATCGCGGGCACAACAACCATCTCTACTGATGCCGACATTACACTTTCAACGACAACTGGCGCAACAAACGAAGCTAGGCAAGCCATTATTCTGTGGACTGCTACAGGCTCAACAACTCGAGTAATCACCGCTCCCGCCGCGTCTAAAGCTTATATTGTGATTAACAAAACCGGCGGCACGCAAGATATTCAATTTAAAGCCGTTGGTAGTTCAAGCCCCATAACCATATCTGCCGGAGCTAAAGTTATATGCGCCTTTAATGGTACCGACTTTGTGCCTATCAGTCCTACAAACTTGTCAAACATAGTGTTGAGCCCCGGGACTACCACCACCGCCCCCATTAAATTAGCCGCTGGTACAAACTTGACAACCCCAGCCGCAGGTGCGCTTGAATACAACGGAACATCCTATTTTGCTACGGGAAACACTTCACAAGGGCGTGGGGTTATTCCAGTTTCACAATACTATTATTTGTCCACTACACAAAGTAATGTCGCAAATGCCATATCCATATTCCCCGCTTCAAATATAACTCTTGACCCGGGTTTTTATAGGTATGAGGCGGAAATTTACATAAATATAGACAGTAACTCAACCCCTATATCTTTTCGGTTTGGGTATGGTACTCCCGTTAATATTAGTCAATTTAATGGGTTTTTTATGGGGTCGGGATCAGGTGGTCTAAATACAACCACTAGTATGTCAACTGCAGGGGTAATAAACCAATCAGGTTCTAGTTATTACGGATTTATAGCTCTACCTTCTACCATATCATTAACCACGTATAGACCTTATGGGTTTAAGATAATTGCTAATTGGGTGGTAAACACGACTACTACATTTGACTTTCAACTTGCAACAAATGGTACAGGATACACTTTAAGTATTATCAACGGTACTTGTGCAACATTGACAAAGATGCCAACATCTTCCGTTGGTACCTTCTCGTAAGGGGTAAAAAATTGATCCTATTACCCTCCTCGCCGCTGCTTCAACCGCTGTTGGATACATTAAAAAAGGCTGTGCTCTTTATAAAGAATATAAAGCAGTCGGTAAGGAAGCGCACGACGTCATTTCTGATATCAGTAAAAACTTGGGTCACTTCTTCACGGCCCATGAGGATTTGCAAATTGGTATTAGAGAAGACCAAAAGAAAGCTAAAACAGTTGACAAAACAACTATTAAAAAACCTCAATCGCTTAATCAACAAGCTTTGGACAGAGTTCTCGCCCAGCGTCGTATGGAGCAAATGGAAGTTGAACTACGAGAAACTCTTATCTATCATTCACCACCTGAGCTCGGTGCTGTATATACAGACTTCCTTGCTATGCGAAAAGTTATTCAAGATGAGCAAGAACAAGCTAGAACAGAGCAAGACAAAATTGAAAGACAGCGGGAATGGAAAAGACGCCAACTAATCGACAGCCTGCAGGACAAAGCGCTTTACATAGCGGCGGTTTTTTTCGTCGTGGTGTATATGATGGTGTTCGCTTACGTTCTAGTTCTGGACAGGCAGACACGTTGGGGTTTTTAATTACTTTGGTTGTTTTGGCGGCACTGTTCACTGTGATTCTGCCGGTCACCGCATTCATGTATTTAGATATTTTGACAGCCAAAAGGGATGTTGAAGTAATGATTCGTCGGGCTGAAAAGTGTTCGGCAAAATGTGAAAAGGATGAAAAATGATACCAATCATAGCCTCTCTCTTAGGAACCCTAGCTCAAAATGGTTTAGGTCTTTTGTCTTCCGCTATCCAAGCTAAGGGTAAGGAAGTTGTTGAAAACACACTCGGCGTAAAGATTGCCGACAACCCATCTCCAGAAGAAGTTTCCAAGCTTCGCGAGTTACAGTTTGAACATGAAGAGCGCCTGTTGGAGTTGGGTATTGAGAAGGCCAAAATGGAGTTGGCCGAGATGGAATTGTTTGCCAAAGCCGCCCAGAATGAAGACAACAATGTCTCAAATCGCTGGACTGCCGACATGAGCAGCGATAGCTGGCTGTCTAAAAACATTCGCCCCCTGTCCCTGATTGCAATTTTTGTAGGGTATTTCCTTTTTGCAATGATGTCGGCGTTTGATTACAACGCCCGTGAGTCCTACGTCACCTTGCTTGGACAGTGGGGTCAGCTTATAATGGGCGCGTACTTTGGTGGACGTACCATCGAAAAATTGGCGGAATTAAGGAGCAAAAAATGAGCCTTAACCAAGAACAAGCCGCATTCCTGTTGGACATGTGCAAATTAATTCAATACGCCACCGACCAAGGTTTTATGGTAACTGGTGGTGAACTAGCTCGCACACCAGAACAACAGGCTATCTACTTTAAAACAGGCCGTTCCAAGACTATGAAGTCAATCCATTTGAAGCGCTGCGCCATTGATTTAAACTTCTTTAAAGATGGAAAAATTGTTTGGGATAGAACAACCATCGCACCGCTTGGCACGTACTGGGAATCCCTACACCCTAAAAATCGTTGGGGTGGAAACTTTTCAAACTTAGTGGACTGTCCGCACTTTGAACGAAATGTGGGGTAATCATGCCCCTCAAGAAACTAGTATTTAAGCCCGGTGTAAACAAAGAAAACACCAGCTATGCCAACGAGAATGGGTGGTTCTACTCTCAATGGGTACGGTTTCGCCAAGGCACGCCTGAAAAAATTGGTGGGTATGTCAAAATCTCTTACAACATATTTCTGGGCACTTGCAGATCGCTATGGTCTTGGGTAACTCTTGGGGGTTCTAAACTTGTAGGTGTGGGTACAAACCTTAAATTTTATATAGAAACTGCGGGCGTGTACTATGACATCACTCCAATTCGATCAACCAGCACACTAGGTGCAAACCCAATAGCTACAGCACTTAACAGCTCTACGATAACAGTCACGGATGCTGCGGGTGGGTATGCGACAAACGACTTTGTAACCATGTATTCAACCTCGTCGGTTGGAGGAATTACATTGTTGGGGAACTACCAACCTACTGTTGGCACCGTAGCTAACACATTCACAGTAACTGCGGCAAACACGGTAGACATCACAATTGCTAACCCGGCGGTGTTTACAGCTCAATATAAACTTGACAATGGTGTACGGGTTAGTTTGACCACGACAGGGGCTTTGCCAAGCCCATTAAATTCAACTACGTCTTATTACGTGGTTAACACATCAGGGTATACGTTTCAGTTGTCTTTAACAAGTGGCGGCGCGGCTATAAGCACTGCGGGTTCATCTCAATATGGACAACACACAGCAACGGCATTGGCATCTTCGGCATCTACGGGTGGCGGCACAGTCTACGCTTCATATGAGATTACTACGGGTAGCGCGGTTCCTACGGCTCAAAGCGGGTGGGGTGCCGGTGGTTGGGGTGCCGGTGGTTGGGGTGTCGGTAATACTTCTACATCCTCCATGCGTTTATGGCAGCAAAGCAACTTTAATGAAAACCTAATTTTTGGGTATCGCGGGGGGCCCCTGTATTATTGGGATGCTACCTACGGGTATAACAACAACATAGTTTTTACGGTGACCATTGCAACACCCGCAGTGCTTTCAACCACAATAACTTTAGCCAACGGCATGCCGTTGCAGTTTTTCACTACCGGCGCTTTACCGACGGGCCTCATACCGGGCACAACTTACTACGTTATTAACGCATCAGGAACAACGTGCAACCTATCCACTACTGTGGGCGGGTCGGCTATAAACACTTCGGGATCCCAATCCGGGACTCATACTATTTCTTCGAGGGCTTATAACTACACGCAAGTGGCCGGGGCGTCTAACGTACCCATTGTGCAGAATTGGGTTACCGTGTCGGATGTGAGTCGGTATATTATTGTTTTTGGCACAAACGAGTTGGGGTCGGCAACACAAAACCCTATGCTTATTCGTTGGTCTGATGCACAAGACCCCGCAAACTTTACCCCTGCTGCTACCAATACTGCCGGGTTTTCATACCTTTCGCACGGCTCAAAAATTGTTTCCGTGATGCAGTCTCGCCAAGAGATATTGGTGTGGACAGACTCATCTTTATATTCAATGCAGGAAATAGCCACAGGATGGCAGATACAGTTGGTCGCCGACAACATTTCAATCATCAGCCCCAATGCAGTTGCGTATTCAAACGGCGTTGCTTATTGGATGGGCGTGGATAAGTTTTATAGGTACGACGGTCGCACTCAGACGTTGATTTGTGACTTGCGCCGCTGGGTGTTTGGAAACATGAACTTAACCCAGACAGACCAAATTTTTGCTAGTACAAGCGAGGGCTTTAACGAAATATGGTGGTTCTATACAACTGCTACCGGCGTAAGTCCACAGATTAATAGCTACGTTGTTTACAACTACATAGAAAACAATGGGTGTTGGTACTATGGCACCTTGGGCAGAACGGCATGGCTTGATAGCGGTCTTCTTCCCTACCCCCTTGCAGCAACGTATTCCCAAAACCTTGTGGAGCATGAAAACGGCGTGGACGATAACGAAGGAACAACAACACAGGGTATACCCGCATCTATTACGTCTTCTCAGTTTGACCTAGACGATGGGCACAACTTCGGGTTTATTTGGAGAACTTTACCCGACGTGTCTTTTGAAGGCTCTACATCAGACAATGCACCACTGACAATGAGCCTGTATACAATGACGAATTCAGGTTCGGGCGTAAATATTCCCGGGTCAGTCGGCGGATCATACTCAGCTTCTGTGCAATCATCGGGATACCAAGCTACACCAAGCGGGTCAAGCTACCCAGTCCAAGCCACGTATACCGGTCAGGTGTACACAAGAGTACGAGGCCGACAGATAATTTTTGAAATCTCATCCGACATGATGGGCGTTAATTGGCAATTAGGTTACCCACGTATTGATATCAGACCGGACGGCAAGCGATGAATAACACCTTAGCCCCACCAGCCCTACCGCAAGCCCCACGGGAGTACATGCCTGCGTATCAAGATCAATTCAACAGTGTGCTGCGTTTGTACTTTAATAGGCTAAATGGAGCGTTAAATAGCACAAATATTACCTACACAGTGAGTGCTTTACCCAGTGCTGCTGCATTAGGTTTGGGGGCTAGAGCCTTTGTGACCGACGCTAACTCAACAACCTTTGCGGCTACAGTAGTGGGTGGCGGGAGCAATATTGTGCCGGTGTATTCTGACGGAACCAACTGGAAAATAGGTTAGTATGAACTTTGATGACGATAGCATGAGCCTAGATGAACTCCGAGACATAGTGTCTCAAGGAGGGGAAAGGGACGAGCCTGTTCACGTCAATACACAAGAAGAACATATTTTAAAATCACTTAACAACCCCGGCGCTATTGACTCCCCTTTTGCCGACTACGGTCGCAACGGCGATACAAATATTGTTTTGGTTAACCCAAAAGAAAAAAAGGCACTAAAGAAACTTGGCGGCTCGGGTACGATAAACCCCAAAACAGGTTTAACTGAATACGCTGATGGACTTAACAAGTCAGCGACCGCGGCTTCTGGCCCACAAACTATAAGAACAGCCGTTGCAAATATAGGGACACCAGCAAAACTTGGTAGTTATGGAATGGGCAATGCGCGGTTAAACATCTATTACACACCACAAAGAAGGGCGTACGAAGCAGAAAAAGCAAAACAAAATGGTTTAGGTCATCTAATTGGTGGGGCACTTAATGATATTTTTGGAGGGGCTCTTGGAAAAATAGCGTTAAGTATAGGAGCTCAGTTTGATAAAGATCCCTTATGGTTTGCTGCACAAGTAGCTATGGGGTCTTTTGAAAATCTTCCAGTTTGGGTGGCACCCACAGCAACTTTAGCGCACGAATATATACAAAATGGCGGAAATCTTGAAAAAGCTCTTAGAGCTGCGGGCGAGTCGTATTTAATTAGTAACGCAGGTAAATGGGCGGTGCAAAGCGATCTTTACACAGGTGCTATAAGTAAGCCAATGTCCACATTACTTGAAAGCTATTCAGCGCAAACCGCTAACGCATGGCAAAACATTGCCGCAAGCGCCACATCTAGCGCAGTATCTTCTTTAGTTGCCGCAAAGTTTGCTAAATCTACAGATCCTTGGGGGGACATGTTAAAAGGGGGATTGGTTGGGGGCGTAACTGCCGGGTCAAGTGAATTAGTTAATGCGTTAGCAAAAGGCTCAGGTAATGAGTTTATAAATAGCAATACGTTTAAAAATACAGCTTCAACCATGCTTGCTTCAAAACTTTTAAAAAGGGATGAACAAGCAACTATCGCCGCTATGTCGGGGGCAGTTATAAATACATTTCAACAATACGTAAAAAGTAAAACATCGGACAAAAACAAAACAGCACTAGATAGTAAATATGCCGAACAACAAAATGCTAAAGAAAAACTAGATGAATATTCAAAATCAACAATGGTACCGTTATTTGACAAACAAAAAGAACAAGTACAAGTTCTTGAAAAGCCCGAATTAATACAAAAAAATTTAGACGATTATAACGCGACTTTAGACACCATAGTTACAAAGTTTGGCATGGCTGAACGGTGGGAAGCAGAAAGAGCTTTAGAAAATGGCTCGGTTGAATTTAACAACCCAAATAACCAAATGGCAGCCATGCAGGCAAGGGATCAGTTTTTAGCAGCATCCTATGTTTTAAACGAACAATTCCTTCCTTTGTATAACTCAGGCGACTGGCAAAAAACTTTGGATGAGGCTAGCGCCAACCTCACAGAAACACAAAAACAACTAGAGGCTGCTCAAAAACAATATGGGCAGTACTATTTAGACTATGCCAAATCAGACGCGGAATTGAGTACGCTTGGTGCTAAGTATCTTACAGAAGAAGACGCCAACGCAATAATGGTAAGTAATCTTTTAAATTCCGCTGTACTGTATAAAGATGCTACCGGCATGGATCTGTCCGCAGATAAATTTAGTAAGTTGGCGGACAGCCCAAGTATTTATTCAACTAATTTTGAAAACGTAGATTTGCTTCGAGCTGTAACGGCGGACTACAAAGCAGCCACAGGTAAAGATTTTACATATAACCACTGGCAAGCTGTTCTTGACCCAAGTGTACCGCGTATATCAGAAGATGAGATTAGAAAAATATATTATCAGGAAGGTAATTACGACCCAACGCAAGCACAAATAGATAAATTTGCTTATGATAAAAAAGACAAACTTGCTAACGACCAAACAATTATAGATTGGTCTTACCAATCACAACAAGAAATTCAAAATTACTTTAAACAAAATATTGGCCGTGACCCTACTGATGCGGAAATAGAAAAATTTCTTGGTGAATCTGATTCGGATGCGCAAAGTCAACTATACAGCCTAGATGCTAGTGAAACAAGTGAACAAGAAATTCAAGACTACTTTAAAAAAGAAATTGGCCGCGCCCCCACCGCCGAAGAAATAGAAGACTTAACACAAGAAAATGAATCTACGTCAACGAAGGCTATGCAGACAATTGATGAGAATGACGTAACCAAAGACGAAGCAACACAATTTTTAACAGCTCGAGGTATTAAACCGACAGCAGAACTTATTGCCACACTAATAAATAGCCATAGCGACAAAACAGCTATCCAACTAGCATCTGATGTTGATAAACTTTCCACCGACGATTATGAAGCAAGAGGTTTTTGGTTAGATCAAGGCATAGACCCCACAATCGCGCAAAGAAACGCAATAATTGGCGACACAGAAGCGGAAGCTCAAGCCGTATTACAGCTATTAAAGGACAAAAATGTTATTAATTCACCAAAATCACTTGATTTAATTAATAAATTAGAAGAAATATATATATCCGACCCAAATCTTTTTAAAGATCTTGGTAGTTTTAGTACGTCTCAAGCAAGCCAATATAAAAATGAATCCGGCAAAGCTAGTCTAACTACTACTGGGGCATTTGAGGATTATTTATTGTTTGGAAAAGACAAAGGGTATGATTTTTATACACCTTCTCAAGAAGTTACGGTTGACGAAGCAAAAAAATATTTACAAAACGCAGGGTTGGAAAACCCACCAGAAGAATTAATTAACCAACTTGTTGGTAAAGGATTAGCCGTACGTGACTTAGCCGCTCATAATAGGGCATTCATATTAGCTGACCCATATATTTTAAGTTTAAGTGAAGCAATTTCCGCGTTCAAAGAGGGGAATGACGGTATATCCCCAACTTCATCCCAAATAACTGAACTTGACGAATATATAAGAAAATCTGAAACCAACCCAAATAAAAACACTGAATCTGATTTTGGTAATCAGATAAAAGAATATAGCGATAAAACAAATATTACTCCAAACGAGCTTTATGCAATTTTTAGTGATTACGGATTAACACCTACCGCCGATGAAATGTCTAAATATACAGGGCAAAAACTTGAAGATACTTACTTTCCAATAATAAACAATTACCTTGATCCAAGGGTATTTGATAAAAATGAAGTTAGAAATTACGCGGAAGCGGCTTTTAATCGAGATCTTACTGACACTGAAATTGACTTTTTATACAAACAATTTGGTGGAGCAAACACCGCAAATTCATCATTTCAAAATAACGAAATTACAGCACTTAATACATACATTAACGATAAAATTGTAACTCCCGCAGAGTTTGATGCTGCTTTTTATGCTAAGTATGGAACACACCCCGACACATACACAATATCTCAATACACACAAAACCAAAACTGGGGAATAGATACACCATCACAAACAGAAGTTTTAAACAAAGATTTGACGGAACTTAACAATGAATGGTTAACTAAACAACAAATATCAGATTTAATTAAACAAGAAACTGGAAGAACACCTTCTTCTACTGATGTAAATTATTATCTTGGCAACGGCCCTGCGTATCTTTATGCAAACGTGAATGGTCATGGCGCTGACGCCGTCACCCAAAAAATTAAAGATTACTACGACCCTCAATACACTACCGAAGCCGAATTACGGGATTACTTTAAGCAATACGGGTTAACACCTACCGCTTCTGAAATAACCAAATATACGGGCGCAAAATATGAAAGTACAAACTTTCCCGCTATAGATAAATATTTAGATCCGTATGTATTAGATAAAGAGGAAATCAAAACCACCGCGCAACAAAGACTAGGCCGCGAAATTTCGCAAGAGGAGCTTGACTATTTAAATAACAAGTTCGGTGGAGGCAACACAACTAAAAATACTTTTGAAACTGCGGGTTTAACCGAGCTGAACAGGTACCTTGGTGTAACCCCCTATATAATTCCGGGGAAAGAACCCGCACCAAAATTTACATATACCCCCCAAGGCCAATATTATGATGAAGACACCGATTATCAATCGCCTGCATACTGGTCATTAGGCGGTAAAAATTTTGGAGAAGGCACACCTGACGGTAAAGGGGGAACTTACCTTAAGGATGGAACAAATAATTATCATATAGATGCTAGTGGAAATATTATTGATACAAACCCCCCACCTACACCTACGCCTCCACCTTTAAAACCACTTGAGC